TGCGACAAAGGGAAGATGGTCTGCTTGTTTAGGTCTATGTCAAAAATATCCCCTGTCGTTACCACGTTGACTTGGCTATTCGCTTCAAGCGTGTCTTTTAGCTTGGTGGTGATGTCGTAGAACTGTCTCATTTTTTTATCTTATCTAATTGTTTGCGTTCAACGTCTATGCGCTCTTTTTCAAAAACGAGAAAGGTAAGGGCTTCGTGAACGCCAAGCCTTCCGACTCGTTCAAATCTTGTAACATCTCCTTGAGCAAGCTGATGGAAGGAAGAATACCATCCCCACTTTCTACCGAATTGGGACTCTGCGGAGTACTCGTTTTCTCCTTCTCCAAAGAGGTCAGGGTAGCGAGAAGTAACTCGTTTCCTAAACGCCAAAAAAAAACCGATGCTCCCATCACAACATCCATTGGCGCATCCTTCATTGATGCGGAGTATTTGGATGCTGATTCGTATGGCTCAATAGCATACCGCTTGCCTACGCGCTCGGTGATGGGTCGGTAGAGGACTGCCATCGTTTTGTGCAGCTCTTGTATGTCACCCATATAGTTATCCAAGTCCACATACTCACCGAAGGTGATGTCCTCAAGGTTAGGGATGAACCCGTAGGTTTCTCCGCCCATCGTGAACTCCGTCTTTAGGTTTGGCTTCTCGCTGAACATCGTATTGATGTGGCGCATCACATTGGCTACGCTTGCGAACTTTACATTGGGCAAGTCAGCCAGAGGCACTCCGCAGAATATCTCAAGCATCTTGTGGGTCAAGAACTCCTCATCGCCCTCAAGCCTCGCAAAGCGTTGGTATTGGTCAAGCGTTATCTCCGACAGGGAGGTGGGTACAATTACCTTCAGTTCCATTATTAAAATAACCTTTTAGTTTTAGCGTATGGCATACCTCCCAAAGTTAGGGCGGCTGAGTTTGTTATACGTTGCATAGCGCAGCGCATCAATGGCGTGATTGAATGCATCTATCGGTTTATTTAGCAGGTTGCCGTTCTTGTCTTCTACCCACTTGTAATTCTGAAGTTCCTTGATTAGGTTGCTGCTTCGTGGTGTAACAAATAGCTTGTGCCGCTTTAGCACGTCAATGCCCACTATAACGCTATCTGCGCCCTTCTGCGTGGGTTTCACGTTCCATCCCATACGATGCAGCTCCTCAATAGATTTGGGTTCGGCAGAGTCAGCATATATCTCTGCCCTTCTGTCAAGGCCAAGAGAGGCAAGTACGTTGCTGATGTCGGGGTTGGTCATCCCCGTGCGGTAAATAAGTTCATCCACATACAGATTATCCCCCGACTTATACACCGCCACAAGTGCGGTGGGGTCGTTGGTGTAGCCGAAGTCCATCCCGTGACATAGGAGCGTGGCATCCGTTGGTATCTCTGCCTGCCCGTATTGAAAGATGGTGGCTCTGCTCATACCACGTTCTCCTAATCCGTAGATTCTCCAGTAGTCATTGTCCGTATGTTGCAGCCTTTCTATCTCCTCAACGATTGAGGCATCCAAGAACGGATTGTCAAGGTATGTGGACTGGATGTAGGTAACGTCATCCCTCGTAAGCAGCTTATCGTATATCCAATGGAACGCATCAGAGGGGTTGTAGTCAACCCATATCTTGCCTGTGGTACGAATCAAGAGCTGAAAGAAATCCTCCCAAGTAAGTTCGTTGGCCTCGTTGCAGAATAGGTAGTCACGTCTTGCTCCCCGTTTCTTCTGCGGTTGGTCAAGGCTGATGAACTCAAAGAGGTTACCATTCAACTCGTAGGTGTAGTCGCTCTTGTTATGCCGTGCCTCATCGTACAGATTGTTGGCATTTAGGATTTCAAAGAAGTCACGATAGGCCGTCATCTTCAGAGACGGCAGAGACTTGCGGACAATGGAGTACACCTTGCCTCTATCCTCCATCGCCATCACGATGAGCATCTGCAAAAGCGAGTAGGTCTTACCAGAACGGCTACCGCCTTGATTGACTACTATCCGAGTTGGTGCGGTGTAGTTCTTTTCAAAGAGTTCGCTACTCTTTAGGTTTAGCTCGGACAATCTCTACCTTGATTTTCGTTAGTTCATCCGATACCTCGTGTGAGTTCTCCACCCTTGCGAGCTTGGGAGTCGTGTACTCCGCCATCTTGTTTAACAGGTCAAGTGCGCCCTTCGGGTCATCTGCTGCCACCTGTGTGAGCCATAGGGTCATATTCTCAAGGTTGGCTTCTATGAGGGTTTGGAATGCCTCTCTGATTTTATTGGTGGTCTTGTTTGGTGTTCCTGCGGGTCTTCCTGTGTTGCCTGCTATGAACCTGCCTTTGTCATCTTTCATATCCGTTCAGTTCCGTTATTTTCGGTTGTATCTAAATAACCCTTTTTGATAGGTGGTGATTGTGTGTTGCTTGAAGTCGCTCCTTCCATTCTTTAATATCCCCGTATGCAACGTGGCAATTACGGCATAGAGCCATCAGGTTTTCTATCGTATCAGCAATTTTGCTTCCACCCATTCCTCTGGACTCTATGTGGTGGATGTCTACGGCTTGGCCTTGACATACCTCGCAGGGGATGAAGTCGGTTGTGGAGTAGCCCATACCTTTGAGGTAGACCTTTGTGTGGTTCTTCACCTTTGGTATATCCAACAGTCATCAATGAACGTAGCGCGAGGCAGCAGTTCATCAACGGCTTGGATTACTCCCTTCCAATGTTCGTGGTAGTCATCTCCTGCGATGAAGCCTCCCTTCTTTACTTTGGGTAGCCATAACTGGATGTCTTCCTTTACTGCCTCATAGGTATGCGTGAGGTCTATGAATACCACGTCAAGGGATTCGTTGGCAAACTTCTTTGATGCCGTCTTGGATGTTGCTTTGATGGCCTTGTACTTACGGTCTCCCATATTCTCTAAGAACAGGTCGTAGATGTCTACCTGAGTTGCGAGCTTGTGGGTGGTGGTGAGTTCGTTTGGTGACCCCTTCCAAGAATCAATGATTGTGATTTGTTGGGATGTTGCTTTGTCGCATAGGTAAGCCGATGACTTACCGAGCCACGCACCCAGTTCAACGAAGGTGCCGTCTTCTGGCATATTGGCAAGGAGGTAGTCGTATGCTGCTTGGTGGTTGAACCACCCTTCTATTTGTTTTGAGTTTTTCATCGTAAGGCGTTATAATAACAAAGGTACTGCTCTACGCAGATAAGTGTTCCTTGCTCGGATGCTGCTTGTGCAAAGGTACCATCTGCCTCATACGTCATTTCAAAGCGTAGGTTGGGCAGGTCGTATGGTTTGAACATATAGCAGGCGGTATCTATGTTGCCGACTCTTGGTTGGTCGGTAGGGCGGAGCCTACCTATTTGCCCCCACGTTACGATTGAACAGTCAAGGGAGTTTAGGTTGTTCCACTCCTCAAGGAACTTTGGATGCAGGATGTTGTCATCATCCAGATAGTACACCCAATCTTCTTTGGTAAAGGAATCAGCATACAATTCAAGGAACTCATTGCGTAGGGGGTTACCCATATTGCCTGTGCGTGTAGAGTAGTGTGTGATTGATGCGCCTGTTGCTCCCTTGAAGTCGGTAGCAGCATCCATCATCACCACCCACGTTGCATAGGCAGGGATATGTTGTTTTAGCCTAACGAGGTTATGAGGGCGTGAGCAGGGAGTGACTATGTAAAGCATCGTAGTTCGTTTATCTTATCCATCGTAAAGTCTTGCACATACTCGTATAACGATTCCGTTAGGTCAGCAACTTGGTTGGGGTTTTCTTTTAGCCTCTTGATTGCTCCTGCCCATTCGCTTGGATGCTTGATGGCAATGCAATTATCCTTTGTGATGTAGGGTGAATAGGGTTGTGTGTTGCTCACTATCAAAGCGCACTTGCTGAACCCTGCCTCCAACATCTTTAGGTGCGACTTGCACTTGGCAAACTCGGAAGTGCTTAACGGCACAAGGCTCACATCAAAGAACTCGTAGAGTTTATGGTAGTGTGTTGGGGGCATTGTTGGCAGCCTATGGCTTGCCTTCATAATATCGGGATAGCCATCTACCTCTGCGACATACCCTTGATAGCCTTCAAGGTTGATTGTAGACTCCCTTACGTCTGCTGCGTGGTGGTTGCCTCCGATATACCCAAAGCGTACTTCTTCGCTTGGCTCTCGCTCTACCTGCCACGTTGGAACGCTGATGGCGTTTGGTATGATTCGGATGTTGGTGTTATACTTCTTGACCTTTGAGGCAAGGTGCTTGTTGGTCACCCATACCTCATCCGCTGCTTTCATAGAGCGCACGATGCGAGTTCTCATCTGCTCAACGTACAGACCTTGCAAGGGATGCGTAGGGGGCAGCACCCACCAGTCATCATTGTCAACGATTAGCTTGATGCCCTCCTTACGGCAGAGCTTTACGAAGTCATCAAACGGCTCTACTGGGAATGCACGGCTTGCAAAGATGTGCGTGACTTTAGGCCACATCTCAGGGTCAATGTCGGTTATCTTCTCAATGAAAAAGACATCGGCATCCTTGTGGCATATCAAGGGTGCAAATGTCCTATGGTGTGATACTCCAGAGTTCTGCTTGTGGAACGCAAGCACAAAGGGTCTAATCATACGCTCGCCTCTTGGTCTTTGAACCATTGCGCCATCGCTTTGCGGTCTAAATACTTTACCCACATCCGAGCAGCTACTGCTCTGCGTTGGGGCTTGAAGGGGTAGGTGCTACGGAGCTGCGCCATCGCTATCCTCATAAATTGGTCTTGCATTATTCGTTTGTTTTAAAGGTTGTTGTTTCTTTTGCGAATCTCGTTATATATTCCTATAAGCATAATGTAAATAGGAAGTCCCAAAAGCCACAATGTAAGGCTGCTCATTTCTCGTTGGTTTTAAAGATTTCGTTGTAGTAATCAGTGCCTATGTTTTTCCACTTTGCCTCTAATGGATTTGTAAGATAGGCATCTATAATATTCGCCCTCTCCATTTGTTTGGCTTTAATTAGAATATCATTTGCGTCTGTAAATTCTGATTTTCCATAAAGAAATTTTGATAACTCAATGTGTTGCCACTCTACTGCTGTCTGTTTCATTTCTCGTTGGTTTTAAAGATTTCTTTTAGTTGGTCGTATGTTGATTGTGAGGCTTCACCCCAATAGTATTCGCATTGCCCGTTCTTGATGGGTACGCCAAAGAAGAACGATTGGTACATTCCCGTAGGGGCGGTGAAGCGGTAGCAGGTTTCTTTGAGGGCGCAGCCTTCGCCTGTGCATTTGGTGATGTCGGTCATAACGTGCCAACAACTGTGTACGAATCCAAGTCCTCACCCAAGATGAAGAACTGCTTGTACATTTCGATAGCCTCAAGGGTCTTGCGCTCTCCCTCTGCTACGAACTCTGGACTCACCGAGTAGATGCCTATGTCAAGGCTTGCCTTGTCAATAGCGACAAAGAAGAACTTATCAATCGGCACTCCGAACAATCGGGTGTAGATAAATGCCTGCACATCGTAGCCGTACTTCTTTGCAGAATAAGGGAATGCTCGTAGGTCGGTTGTTGTTTTTAAGTCAGCCAAGAATCCATCAGCATAGATGTCAGCCTTCGCCCTAAAGGGCAGGCCGCCAATCATACCAATCTTCG